GTGCGCAATAAAGGCAACTTCGAGCAATGGGTGAAGTTCTTTCTGCTGGCGATTTTAGAGTCGGCGGAGGATGCGGCAGATAAAATTAAGCAACTGTCAGCTCTTCATACGAAAAACTCAGAGGTCGCCCTAAAAATGGGTAAAGCTGCCAAAAACTCTATGTTGTTGCTTTCGTATCTTGAAGCAAATCCAATCATAGAAACTCAAAAAACTGCCGATGCACTTGGACTTGCTTTCAGCACAACCTCCGCTGCCATCAAGCGGCTTTTAGAAGCCGGAATTTTAGTGCAAAGTGCAGGAGAACGGCGCAACCGTGTTTTCAGTTATGAGGAGTATCTCGCATTGCTTCGTGAGGGAACTTAATCCACCCCAAGCCCGATTATGTCATCAACACACACTTCAATTTTCGGTTTCGCAATACCCAAAAACTGCTTATGTACTTCCCATAAATCCATAAACAGCCCCATCGGTGTCAGCCAAAAATCATCTGCGCTCATGTGCAACTGAACCGTGCCGTAATACAAAAGTCGAGTAAACATCTCGTCATCTGAAGTACGGTTTACTCGACTTTCACGTTTTTTGACGTTTCATCTTCGCTCTCAACATTACGCTTTGTGCCTTTAAACATCGCCTCTGTAATCGCGGATTTGTAAGCCGCCAATTCAAGTGGAGTAGTCAACAACTCGACCTCGTCTTCAGTCAACAAATCTCGCGGTGACTCTTTGTTTTTGAGGTTGTAAATCAGAATTGATTGATTCGCTAAAAGCGCAATCAGCCATGTGATTTCGTCAAGCGATTTTTCAAAATCCTCGCCTTTCATCAACTTGTCGCCGAGCGATTCTAAGCCGCCGTAACGCCCGGCGATTGCCTTTGTCGCTTTTGTAGTGAGAATAAGTTCATATTCCTCGCCGCCGATTGTAATCGCGCTCGAACGGTCGGGGTGGGTGAGTTCTTTTTTAACCTTCGGCATCTTGTGTTCCCTCCATATCTGCAAGATTATCAAGCCACGCTTTCGCCGCCGCCTCGGTAGCGAACGTCGCCTCTTCTTTCCAAACGCCCAAAACATCGGTGAGAATGCTACCCTCAATAGTCGGCGTCTGAAAATTTATGCTGTCGCCTTTGGTTTCAAGCGACTCATTTGGAATCCCGAACTTGACCTTGTGAAGCCAAATCGCACGGTATTTTTTAACGCCGTCTCTAATGGCGGTGGAATAAAAACCCACGCCGACATACTCGCCCTCATCATCGCCTTTCGCCGTTAGTTTCTGACCGCCGCCGGTAATCGTTTCGAGCTTATGCCCCAAAATGAGCAACAGTACCTCATACGAAAGATGGTCGCCGTTGAGCGTGATTTTCCCACCCTTGAACTCTTTCAAGTTTTCGATGATTCTGTTGTCGCCGTAGAGTTTGCCCTCGTTGATTTCAATCGACAAATCAACTTTGATGGCATAACTCATCACCATGCCGCTCGTGTAATTGACCGCCGTTTTCGTTTCGGTCACGGGTGCGCAGATGAAATATTGCAATCCGATTTGTGCCATGCTAAAAACCCTCCTCTTCTGAATTTTCTTGTGCCACGTCAATGGCGTAGTGATAATAATTTGTGTCGGGTTCGTACCCGACATAGCGGCGGTCTGTGATTGTAAAATCCGCCGCTAATAACGCCTGTGTAATTTGTGATTTTCTCTTGTTGTAATTGCCTTTGCAAAACAGTGAAAGCCGCACTTCCGACACTTCAATTTGCGGCTTGTTATCGCCGAATAAAGCGAATCTGTCGGCGAGCGGAGTCAGCACGCAATACTCATCAGGCACAGGCGAACCGCTGTCAGAAACGCCACTAAACACGCCTGTTCCCACTGATAACATCGGTGAAAGCAGGGTGTTGAGTTTTTCTAAAACGCTCATAAGTTACCACCCGTTTCTTCATAAAATTTCTGTTTCATGGCTTCAATGGCGGCATCTTTTGACTTTATTTTTGCGGGTTTCATAAACGGTTTAGGCGGTTGATTATGCTTGCCGTATTCGAGAATATTTGCGATTTTTGCGTTGCTGTTGCCATCTTTTCGCGGCTCGGCAAACCCGATTTTAATGTTCCAATTTCCGTCTCTGTCTTGCCGTGGCTGTGTTTTTCCGAGCGAACGGATGAGTTCGCCCGTTGAGCGTGACTCAGCTTTCGTGCCTTTGCCGATAACTGAGCGGAGATTACTTTTCGCTTTCTCAAGCACAACCTCGCCGCCCGCTTCAAGAATTTTTGGAATTATTTCGTCAGTTTTGTTGCCAAGCCGAGATAGTTGCACGCTTAAATCGTCGGGAAGAGAGTAATTCATTGATGCCATATCATTTGCTCCCTTCAATTTTTCGAGCGATTACCTCAACATACATTCCTCTTTGTCGCACGTCTTCGGCAGATATGATGTTGTACCGTTCGCTATTGCAGACAATCACCATGTCTGTCGTAATCGTCACGCCGGGAGTTTTACTGAATCGGAACAGCGCAGAGGCTTCGGCGAATACGGCGTTGTTGCGCCATTTCTCGGCGCTATTTTTAGGCTCGTAATATGCCCGGACGTTGGCAAGAACGGTATCACCGAACGTGGCGAAGCCCTCCGAATCCTTTGTTGATGTCGTTAAAACAATCTCAATCGGTGTAGTCATTTTGCCGTAGCTCATTTGCGGTTCACCTCCCAAATTTTTCTGTTGACTTTTCTGAAAAAATGGTGTATACTATAAAAGTAGGAATTTCCGAATTTCAAAAAAGGAGTTGTTATCATGACCATAGAAATGCGTTCCAAAGCCCAAATAACCATGCCACGTGAGGTTGTTACGGAATTAAATCTATCCGAAGGCGATAAATTCGAGGTTTACGTGAAAGGCGGTGCAATATTTTTTGTTCCTGTGGCTGTGTACCCGAAAAGCTATGTCGAGGCACTTGAAGCCGCCGCCGCTGAAACGGCTGAGGCTTACAAACACGGGAAAATTAATGCGTTCGATAATCCAGAAGACCTAATCGCCTCTCTCCATTCGGAGGTTGATGAGTAATGTTCAGATTAATTCCCGACAAGCATTTCTCCAAAAGTTATAAAAAACTTCCGACACAGTTGCAAAAGCAAATTGACAACAAACTGATTCTGCTTGCCGAAAACCCTAACCATCCGTCTTTGCGGACAAAACGTATTCAAGGCACGGAGCGGCTTTTTGAGTCGAGCGTTAATATGGACGTTCGGCTTATTTGGCATTACGAGGGAGACAAACTGATTATTCTGCTTGATGTGGGGCATCACGATATATTAAAACAGTTTTGACGCCTATACTTGCCAAATTTTCCCTGTTGCCAACAACCGATGCACCGTCTGCCAAACCTGCGCCGCTGCATTCGTGTTATCCGCAAAAAAGCCGCCTGTGCTACCATCCCGACTTTCGTAAAAGTGAGACGACAACACGATGACGGCTTGCTCTGTACTCGGTGGCAGTTTCTTTCGACCGTACTTGACCTTTTGATAACTCTCGGCGTAATCGAGAGCGGCGGCGATGCAACCTGCCAACAATGCATCGTCCTCGTCATGCTGTAAAATCAAGTTGTCTTTGACTTTCGGTAAAAGTGATTTGATTCGTGCCGTCATCGCCGCTCACCTCGCTTTCTTATGCAGATTTATGCTGTAAAATCTTAATCGCCTCGCCGAGAATGACCTTCGCATCAACACGCTGTGTGCCTAAAAATCCGACTTGGTCGTTCTTTGCGTAGAGTTCATCCAACCGCTTAAACGTCCGCCCTTGACGGTCGGCAATCCAGTAATAATCGAAGTCGCCGAAAGCAATTGACTTCTTACCCGCGCCGATTTCCGGCATGAACACCGATGTATAAATCGGACGGCTGAGAATGGTGTCGGGCGTGTTTTCCTTGATACTCGGCTGCCACAGATACTGCCCTGTGGAATCCTTGAGCTTGCGAATCGCCTTAACCGTGCTGTCGCTCATTAGGAACACACCCTTGCGGCGGTAGGGCGATTTAAGGCTGTAGAATAAATCCATAAGCTCGTCAAGCGTGATTGCCGCCGCGCCTGCCGTGGTCACGCCTAACTGACCGCCGCCTTGAACGCCGAGAGTGTCACCTGCCCGAAGCTGTCGTCACTTTCGGGAATTGCACCTTCCTCATCAACCCATGAAGCCGTGCCTTTAGTAGCCACGATGGGGATTTTTTGGTCGTTTACACTGGTGATGATGTTGGCGATTTGGCGAATGACATTTTCTTCTTCCAACGCATCAACAAGGGTGCGCTCGAATTCTTCCGGAACTAAAAAACCGCCCTTTGAATCCGTCCCGATTTGCAGGGCATTCTGAATTGTTGAGCTGACCTGTCCGCGCATAGCATTCCAGAACGCCTTTTTGTACTCGTCGGAAGCTCTGCCTGTTTTTTCCTTGTCCTCATTGCCGGACGGCTTGCTGATTATAGGGTTACTGGTAGCTTTCGCCATTTCCGCATCGATGAGAGCCTGCCGTTCTAACCGCTCGACTTCCTTGCCGAGAGCCACGACATCGGACTCCATCTTCTCATAGGTCGCGGCATCCTCGGCGGACAAAAGCCCGTTGTCGCCGCGCTTGGAATCAAGAAAGGCTTTCGCCGCTTCCCATGCTTTTGCGCGTTTTTCGCGCAGTTGTAAAATATTACTCATTGTGATTGTTCCTCCTCAAAAATTAATGTAAAATAAGATTGAGCCGATGATATAACGACTCAGCTGATATGCCTTCGGGCATTTCAGGTTCTGTGGTTTTCGTCTGTTTTACAGGCAGTTTTTTTCGCATTGCATTGACTGTCGCCGCTACCATTGAACGGCTGTTCCATGTTGCCGATTCCGCTTCATCAGCGGAGATTTCCGTGCTTTTGTCGAACATCATCGTATCGGCGAAACCAAGGTCTACTGCTTTTTTCGCACTGAACCACGTTTCCGAATCCATCATGTGCGAGATTTTTGTCCGCGACAGCCCCGTCTTGATTTCGTAGGCGTTGACAATGCTTTCTTTGACCTCGCTTAACATCTCAATTCCTTGTTCCAAATCCTCAACCTCGCCGAAAATCAGCGATGCGGGATTATGAATCATCATCAATGCCGTGGGCGACACTAAAACTTCATCGCCGGACATGGCGATGACACTTGCCGCCGAAGCTGCGATGCCATCAATCTTGACAGTGATTTTGCCCACTTTGGAAGAGTGTTCCTTCAACATGGTGTAAATCTGTGAAGCCGCGAAACAGTCGCCACCGTCCTCAGCGGAAATGCGGTTCATGTCCTCAAACTCTCGGATATCGTTCGCCGAGAGCCAACCGTTTTGTCGTGCCGTGGAATAGCCGTTCATGCGGCTTTGATAATCGCCGCGCAAAAGTCCGTCTACATTGAACTTAACGAATCCTTGACTCGCTGAATGTCCTTGATTGTGCTTGGGTGTTCCAACACGCCGCCGGGGTTCGCACCGTTAGCGAAGAATTTCGCCCCGTATTCTTCCGTTGCAATCGCCATACCCACAGCGTTTTTCGCCATTGCAATCGGCGAGTAGCCAATTAGCCCGTCAAATCCAAGTCTGGGGATATGCAAGACCTCGTCACGCCGAAGAACAACATCTCCCGTCTCGCATCCGCAGATGCGATTGGGTGCAGCGTCACGCTGCCGGTAGGTGTAGAAAATCTCACCATGTTCCGTTCTGTCCGCCGTAATTTTATTCGGGAGCAGGGGATATAACGCAAGCACCCGACCTCTGCCGTCACGGATAATTTGCGCATACGCATTGCCCCACAACAAAAGGTGACTCATCAGCGTTTCACGAAACACGAATGAAGTCATCTCCGGATTAGGCTCATCATGGAGCAGATAATACAGCGAGTGGTCGGGGACACGCTCCTTGCCGCCGCTTGTATATTGGTAAACATGGAGCGCTAAAGACGCCACTGCCTCACTTAAAATCCGCACACAAGCATACACTGCCGTGGTCTGCATTGCTGTCCGTTCGTTGACCGGCTTGCCGGAAGTCGTGTTCCCAAACAGGAAGCTCAAACCGCTATCGAGCCTGTTACACGGCTTATCTCGCGAACGGAATCCCAACAGCTTTAATATTGGATTATTCAAGAATCAACAACCCCCTCTCGTTATAGACACTCTCGCCGGTGCCGCCGCCGCACCGAATGGCACGGTCGAGAGCCATAATAGTCGCCACCGCACCGTCAATGCGCTCGGTAGATTTTTCTTTGTCCGGCTTGATGTTGCCCGCCGGATCGGTGCGAATGAAAATATTATCCATCATCCACCGCAAAACAGGATGCCCGCCGTGGGCGATACGCTGTTCGAGCATCAGCTTCATGAGCTCCTTTGTCGGCGGAGACATACTGGCAAATCCCTGTCCGAACAGCACGACTTGAAATCCCAAACCCTCAAGGTTTTGTGTCATCTGCACAGCACCCCAACGGTCGAAGGCAATCTCTCGAATGTTGTATTTCGCGCCTAACTCGTCAATGAAAGTCTCTATAAATCCGTAATGCACGACATTGCCCTCGGTGGTTTTGATGAAGCCTTGTTTTTCCCACACATCATAAGGGACATGGTCTCGCCGGACACGGAGTGGGAGATTGTCTTCGGGAAGCCAAAAGAACGGCAATACCGAATATTTATCGTCCTTGTCAACGGGCGGAAACACCAGCACAAACGCCGTGATGTCGGTGGTGCTTGATAAGTCCAAACCACCATAGCAGATGCGCCCTTCAAGAGCCGTTGCATCTATAAGGAAATTGCATTTATCCCACTTTTCCATCGGCATCCAACGTATGGATTGTTTTACCCATTGGTTCAACCGAAGCTGACGAAACAGATTCTCTTCGGCGGGATTGTGCCGTGCCGATTCGCAAGCCGCACGGATTTTTTCAATGTCCACCGTGATATCAATAGACGGGTTTGCCTTGCGCCAGATTGCTTCGTCTGTCCAGTCCTCGGACTCTTCCGCACCATAAATAAGTGGGTAAAATGAATTATCAACTTTACGCCCGGCGAGAATATCTTTCGCCTTTTGGTGCTGTTCGTAGCAGATGGATTTGGTATCCGTACCCACCGTGGTGATGAGGAAATACAGCGGCTGTTTTCGTGCATCGCCGGAACCGTGTGTCATAACATCAAATAACTTTCTGTCGGGTTGTGAGTGAAGCTCATCAAATACAACGCCGTGGACGTTCAGCCCGTGCTTGGTGTACGCCTCGGCGGATAACACCTGATAAAAACTCCCCAACGGCTTAAACACGATTCTTTTATTGGAAATCATCAACTTGCATCGGCTTTTGAGTGCCGGACATTGTTCCACCATCTGTACCGCCACGTCAAAGACGATTGAAGCCTGCTGGCGGTCTGAAGCACATCCATAAATTTCGCCGCCATGCTCGAAATCCCCACAAGTCAGCAGTAATGCGACAGCCGCCGCAAGTTCGCTCTTACCCTGCTTCTTTGGAATCTCAATGTATGCCGTGTTGAATTGGCGGTAGCCGTTGGGTTTCAAAACGCCGAACACGTCACGGATAATCTGCTCCTGCCAGTCAATTAAATCAAAATTCCGACCGTACCACTCACCTTTGGTGTGCTTGAGGCAGTTAATAAAGGCGACGGCGTTGTCGGCGGTGGTCTTATTGTAAACCGAGCCTTCGGATATATATTTTGTCGGTGTGTATTTTTTAAGCTTTCGCATGACTGCCGTCCTCCTTTTTGAGCAATAAAAAAAGACCTCTGTTGAAGTCTCAAAAACGTCTCAAAAATATATTTATACGAGGAACAGCCCCGGCGGGGCGTAACCTCTGATTTTTTTATTTAGCGTTCTCCGGCGTTTCTGAAAATCCAACCTTTGCTTTCGGTGTAATAAGCACTGACTACATCCATTCCGTTTGAGCCGCCGTCTTTATGTTCGTATCGGATATTCACATTTACTCCGTAGCCGAGTTCGCCGCTTTCTCCATTCCTGTAAACGCCGTTGTTAAAGCTGTGCAGGTAGCATTTTTTGAGAATTGCTGCGAAAAGTCCGGCTTGGCGTGTAATATCGGCAGACATAATATTGATGTAAACTCCGCTTTTGTCTTCCTGAATTTCCGGTTGATAAAAGCTGCACTTAATTCCCGTAAAATTCTTGATTTGCTCGAAAAGTTCGGTGAAGTCGATTGTCTGTGCAAAGTTAATTAGATCCTCGTTTTTGCTGTCTGTTTTTACATTTTTCATAATCGCATTCATTTTTAAATCCTCGTCTCTTTAGTTTACGGCGGGTTTCCCCGTTGCCTCCGGTTGCTTTCGTGGTTGTTACGGCTTTTCGGTTAGCTTGCCGTCCTTGATGATGTATCGGTGTTCGCGGTCGTTTTCGTCTGTTGCGATAATCCGAAGCTCTCCGTTTTCTGCGGCGTTATATGCCTTCTTGAAACTGTAGCCGTTGCCTAATTGTTCCTTGACCATTTCCCTGTAACTCATCGTGTTCCGCCCTCCTTATCGATAATCTCTGCAATCGCTGTGGTATTCGGCTTTCAAAAGTCCGCTGACCTCGTGTCTCTCGTCGAGGACTTTCAAGTAACTCCAGATGTTGCCGAACCGCGCCTTGATGAATTTCTCGCCCTTGTCGTTGATGTAAACGACTCTCTCTTTGCCTTCGCCTTTGTAACCCGTGCCGTCCCAACCGCCCGTGGTTACTGTGATTTTCTCGTTAGTCTTTTTCATGTTCCGAGCCTCGTTTTCCTTGATTTCAAAGGGTTTGTTGCCCTTCGTTATAACCATTATGCCGCATATTCGAACATATATCAAGGCCATTTGCGATAATAAATCTACCAAATATGAGTGCGATAAAGCCACCCATCATTGTGTAGATTATGGCGAATTTCTACGAGCAACAGACCTCACAAATGTGAAGCCCGTCACCCTAAAGAGATTGATTACTCTTCGGTACTGTCCATGCGGATTTCCGCATACGCTTTGTCGACATCCTCTTGCGATACGCTGTTCGTTAAAACGCCAATCAACGTTTCAAGTTCGTCCATGTCAAAGCCTGTAAGAGAAGTATCAAAATCGGCAAGGTCGAAACCGGCGAACAACTCGGCCAGCTTTGCCTCGTCCCATTCGCCTTGAATCTTATTCAGAGCGATGTTGAGAGCCTTTTCGCGGTTATCGTCCAAATCCACGACCACGCAGTCAATCTCGGTCTGTCCGAGGTCGCACAGGACTTTGAAACGCTGGTGTCCGCCGACAATGTTACCCGTCTGCTCGTTCCAAACAATAGGCTCTACAATGCCGAATTCCGTCACCGAGCGTTTCAGCTTTTCGTATTCTTTATCGCCGGGTTGTAAATCCCTGCGCGGATTGTATGCCGCCGGATTCAGCCTTTCGGCGGATATTTTCTGTATGTTCACTCGTTAATCCCTCCTACCACTTAGAATGCGCTCCATAATGTCCTCACCATTGGAGCGATTGCTGTCAAACAATTTTTCGCTGTTCTGCGAAACGATGCCCCAAATCCTGTCCCATGCTGTTCGCATAAAACCGGCATACTGCACCGCCATATCGACATACGGACTTCGTTTACCGCTTGCGATTCTACCGAGCCGCTTATTCATGTACTCGGTTTCAAAGAACGCCCTGCGCATCATCGCAAAATCCTCAATCAGCGTTGGGCTGACTAAATGTGCCACACCCGTGGTTTGCAGCCACTCTGATACCTGCGTGTAGATTTGGTCGGCGGTCGGGTAATTTTCCGCTGTTTCTTTTGATGCTATTTTCAAGAAGTCCGGTGGAGTCAACTGACCCTCCGCCGGAACATCGTAAAACTCAACGACCTTGAGCGGACGCCTGCCGGGATTGCCCTCAAGGATTTTTTCAGCCAGCGGCTTCGGCTTGCGCCCTGCGCCCGGTCTTGCACCGCCTCTCGGCATGGCATTCACCCCCTGTCTTTGATTGTTTTGATTTCTTTGAAAAAACACGGTTCTTTGATTTATTTCAAAGCCTGCGTTTGATTTCCGTAAGCGTTGCCGCGCTTGGTAAGCGTGATAAATACATAGATTTTCTTTGATTACGTGCCAAATCAAAAAAAGCTATGAAAGCGCGACTTTTAGAGAAAGAGCCCACGCCGTTGCCCGCTATGAAAGGCTGTAGAGATTTAGACCGCCCTTGTCATGCTGTTTAACTGCACACACTATAAATTAAAACGCAATCAGCATTGAAAACGCTTGACAAACAAAAGAATATTTGTTATACTGATAACGTACACTAAATTTGAAGGAGTGAGTCATATGACCAACAACACATCGAACGTCAGTTTCCGAATTGATACCGAAGTTAAAACACAAGCCGACAAACTTTTCTCTCAGCTTGGACTTAACATGACCACGGCATTTAATATCTTTCTGCGCCAGTCGATTCGAGAGGGTTCCATTCCCTTTAACGTCACCGTCAACACCCCAAATGCCGAGACAGTCGCCGCTCTGCTTGAAGCGGAACGCATTGCATACGACCCGAATGTTAAGCGTTATTCGGACGTTGAGGAAGCCCTACGGGAGCTAAAATCATGAGGGGCGACAGAGAAATCGTTTGGACGTCGAAATTCAAAAAGGACTATAAATCGGCGATGAAACGAAACAAAGATATGTCCTTGATTGACGATTGCATCCGTATGCTTGCCGCGCGTAAAGAACTTGAGCCGAGATTCCGTGACCATGACCTTTCGGGAAATTGGAGCGGTCACCGTGAGTGCCATATCCAACCCGACTGGCTATTGGTGTATCGGATTGAGGGCAACGATTTAATCCTTGTCCTCGCCCGTACCGGAAGCCACAGCGATTTGTTTTAATTGCACCGCCGATTGTTCTCTCCCCGCGTAATCCCCGAATGGCAAGGTGTACACAACGCCATAAGA